GGTCGTGCTACTTCATTAGAAGTAAACGACAAAGGCCTCGAGCTTGGAGCAAGAATTTCTAAGTCCGCAGGTGATGTAAAAGATCTTATTAAAGATGGCGTACTTGGAGCATTTTCCGTTGGTTTCCGAGTCAAGGACGCAGATTATCTAAAGGAAACCGATGGATATAAAATAAAGGACGCTGAACTATTCGAAGTGTCTGTTGTGAGTGTACCTTGCAACCAGACCGCAATGTTCTCGATTGCAAAATCATTCGATTCTCAATCAGAATATGATGAATGGAAAGCTGAATTTTCGAAAGAAAGTAAACAGGCTCATGAGATGGAAGCAGTAAATACTGACGAAATTGATGCGCCACAAGCCGTGGGTAAAACCACTCAACAGGAGAGACATATGTCTACAGAAAAAACTACTCCAAATGCTGAGTTAGACTTAAAAGCGTTCGCGGAAGAGGTGGCAAAATCAACTGCTGCTAAAATCGCAATGCAACAAGCAGAACAAAAAGCAAAAGAAGTAAGCGAAGCCGAAACAAAAGCTGCTGAACTGGAAACAGAAGCAGTAGAAAAAGAAGCTGAGCAAGAAAAAGTTAAAACAATAGTAACTGCTGGTCTATCAGGAGCTGAACAGCTCGTAAACGACGTTGAAAAACGCGTTTCTGAAAGACAAGGAGATTTAGAATCTGTTGTTAATGAACTACAAAAAGACCTAGCTGATAAAAAAGATGAGATAAACGCAATGCGTGAGTCAAAAAGACATTTTTCAGATAGACAAAACAGCGACTGGCAGAAAGCCTTCCAAAGCGACATTGATGACGCTTGGGTTATGGGTTTAGCTACTGGTAAAGGCTGGAATACTAAACTTGGTCAAAGCACTATGGAAAAAGTAAACGCTCATTCAGGCGTTGGCGTTTCATCAGCTGATTTTGAACAAACAGTATCAACAAATATCGAAAGAGATATTCAATTAGAGCTCGTATTAGCACCGTTATTTAGAGAAATCCAAATGACTTCAGCTACTCAGATTCTACCAATCATGCCAGACGCAGGTTATGCTGAATTTACAGCTAACCAAGTAGCTTCTGGATCTTCCCCTCATGGAAACTTAGAGGAAAGAGGAGATACTTATGATGGTACATATTCTGGTATTGATATGACTGAAAGAACTCTATCAACCAAAAAGCTTATTTCACAATCATACTTAGGTAATGAAACTGAAGAAGATGCAATTCTACCAATTCTTCCTTTAATTAGAGAGTCTATTGTTAGATCACATGCAAGAGGTATTGAAAATGCACTACTATTGGGTAACCATGCAGACGGCGTTTATGGTACTGGCGGTGCAGCTTTTGAAGGACTAGTCACAATGGCTGGGTCTAACAAAACTCAATCCGGTACTGCTTTTGCATCAGAATCTTTAACAGCTTCAATGCTATTGAATGCTAGAAAGAAAATGGGCAAATGGGGTATGAACCCTAGAGATGTATTATACATCGTTAATTCAACTGAATACTTTAACCTATTATCAGATGCAGAATTCCAAGATGTCAACCTAGTTGGCAACATGGCAACTAAACTGAATGGTGAAATCGGAGAAGTCTTCGGTTCAAGAGTTATCGTTTGTGACGAGTGGGCTGCTCCAGCAACAGGCAAATTCTTTGCTTTAGCTGTGAACACTAAGAACTTTGTAATGCCTAGATTAAGAGGTGTTACTATTGAGTCTGACTACGAAGTAGCAAACCAAAGAAGAGTATTAGTCGCTTCGCAAAGACTAGGTTTTACCGACCTTATCGATGCTTCAACAGCGTGTCATACACTTCAGTACAAAGCTAGTTAATAGCTTTTGAATCCCGTGGTGGGGTACGCCCCACCACATTTTTTAAAAGGAAAACATATGGCAAACTTAGTTACATTACAGCAATACAAAGACTTCGCAGGGTTGCAAGGAGTGCAAACTGACGCTCGTATTAACGTTATAATTGAACAAGTTTCCCAACTAGTCAAAACTTATTGTGGAACTACTATAATAGATTTCGCATCAACTGACAAAACAGAATACTTTAATATTTCAGATGACCATGTAGATAGAATAATTCTAGCTGAGTCTCCTCTTATTTCAGTATCACAAGTACAAGAAAGAACAACACAAGCAGACGCATATGTTACACTAATCACAGAAAATTCTGACAGTAGTGGTAAATATGAATATATTGTAGATACCGATTCTGATAGTATTGTACGAACAAATAGCACAGGTCATAAAAACTGGGCAAAAGGAGTCAAGTCTATAAAAGTAGTTTATAGAGCTGGATATACTAGTACTCCCGCAGACTTAAAATTAGCAGTATTTGATTTAATCAAATACTATTTAAAAGATGAAAGAAAAGAAAGAATGAGTATACAAGGTGCCTCAATAGAAAGCCAAGTATCTACAAGTTTAAGAAATAATATAGGCTTTCCAGATCATATTAAGCGTGTTCTTGATATGTATAAGATATATAGCTAATGGCTCAAAAAAATGTAGTAGATTACTTTAATAAGTTATATACTTCTGAATCTAGAAAAATACCTCAATTAATAGGAGTATCAAATACTACAAATATAGTAGATGTTACTTGGAGAGTTAGTGAAGTTACGGCTCAATTTAAAAAAGCTATAACGGAAGTGCTTAATCCTTTAGTAAAAAGTGGAGCAATAGAATCAGATTTTATTACAGGAGAGGTTACAGATAAAAAAATAAAAGATGCAGTAACAAATACTATAGCAGATATAAAAAGAGGTGGAGGAGGTTACTCTAGAGCGCTTCAATTAAATGCTTGGAATGTTAGTGTAAAACCTGGAACTTATTACTTAAGAAGAGCAAAAGGTGGAGTTGGAATAACATTTAGGTTTATTAGTTCTGGAAAAGGAACTGGAACTGGAGCAAATGATACTAGAATCAGAGCTGTAGCTACAGGTATGAGAGATGGTATTTATGAAAATTGGGTAAGAAAATCAGAAGATTTTTTTAATAAAATGCCAAAGACAGGACAACGTACAAAAGTTAGGAAAACTATAACAGATAATACACAGATTGCTCATGAAAAACAAACAACAAAAGGAGCTTTAGCATTAGGTTTATTAAGAAAAAATAAACCCTCTGTAGTACTAAATGGCTTTATTACAGTTACTGATGTAGCTGACCAAATAGAAAACAATATATCGTTAGATTATGCTAGAAATTTTAAGAAAAAGAAATCAGGAAGATTCAGTTTTAGATATTTTATAGAAACAAGTATTAGAAAAAATGCTAAAGGATCTGAAGATAGTGATATAACAAATATAAAACAAAAAGAAGTAAAGAAAGCTGTAAACGATTTATTTGTAAAACAGTATGGAGTAATAGGAGCAACTTTAAGAAAAATAAGTGGTAGTGATACTATAGATAGGCAAATAGTAGATGGAACTATTACTGACATAATGAAGCCGCTTACTAAGTCTGGAAGACCAGACATGAGATTTAAAGTTAATAAAAAAGCAAAACCTTTTAGAGCAAAAAAAGATAGCTTTAAAGGTAAAAGAGCCAAAGGCTTTAGTCCAAAAACAGCAACAATAGGAGTAGCTATAGCAGGTACTAGCTTAAGGAGACCCGAGAAAAAGAAAAGAAATGATAGTGCAAACCTATTAAAAGTAGAAACATTAATTAATAAAAGACTACCAGCAGAAGTCAGAAGAAATATGGGAAGACCAGCACTAATAAATCAGACTGGTAGATTCTCAAATAGTGTAGAATTAGAAAGGTTAAGAGAAACAGCAGGGGGAATAAGTGGAGAGTATACTTATTTGTTAAGTCCCTATCAAACTTTTGAAAATGAAGGCTCAAGAAGGTGGCCATCAGGGTATAATCCAAAGCCTCTTATAACGAAAAGTATAAGAAATTTAGCAATACAGTATACGGAACAAAAGTTCACTCAACTTATTAGGAGATAAAAATGGCATCACAATACAGAACGGCAAGAAAGAAAATAGTTGATGCACTAGTAAAACAAATACAATTGATTGATGGAAACAATCCTTTTAACTCAAATGTATTTAATAATGTTCATTCAGGAATGGTATTTTTAGACCAAATCCAAGAATACCCGAAAGTTTGCGTGGTATCAGGGGATGAAACTAGAGAATATCAACCAAATGAATTTAAGTGGAGATTCATGAGTCTAGACATAAGAGTTTATGTTGAAGACCAAGAAGACCCACAAGAGGTCTTAGCTACTTTGATGGAAGACATCGAAAGAGTAATAGACAACAATGATGTTTTGACTTACGATGATACTGTAAGTCCAAACTTAACAACGACTTCCTTAACTTTACAGTCACTATCGACCGATGAAGGGGTTTTATCTCCTTTAGGTATTGGTGAAATGACTTTAGAGTGTAGGTACTAAAAGAAATTACAAACTGATAAATATCTAGATTTGTACTTTCAAAGAAAATAATAGGAGAAAGCAATGGCTTTAAATC